GACAAAGTAATAGTTTTTGATGGGAAATACAAACACTGTCAAGGTGTTCCAAAACTAGATGAAAAAAGAGTTATTTTGGTAGCTAATTACATATGAATCTAAAATATCAGTATTGGTATTTTCAGTCAGCTATACCTGAAAGAATATGTGATGACATAGTTCGTTATGGTCAAGAGCAAGATAAACAAATGGCTCTTACAGGTAACGCTGATAAAGATAATCTTACCAAACTAGAACTCAAAAACATTCAAAAGAAACGCAAGTCTGATGTTGTATGGATGTCAGATAGATGGATATATAAAGAAATACAACCTTACATTCATTCAGCAAACGCAAACGCTGGTTGGAATTTTGAATGGGATTGGACAGAAGCTTGTCAATTTACCGAATATAAAAAAGGTCAGTTTTATGATTGGCATTGTGATTCTTATACAGAGCCTTATAACAATCCTGAAAATCAAAACGTGCATGGTAAATTAAGAAAACTTAGCATGACTGTATCTTTAACCGACCCTAAAGAATACGAAGGTGGAGATTTAGAGTTTGATTTTAGAAACACAGACGAAGGCTCACAGCCAAGAGTATGCGAAGAAATTAGAAGCAAGGGTAGTGTTGTTATCTTTCCATCTTTTATTTGGCATAGAGTCAAACCAGTAACCAAAGGAATACGACACTCCTTAGTGTGTTGGAATTTAGGATACCCATTTAGATGATTGATTTTTTAATTTTACTTTGCACAACTATATATATAATAGGTTTATTTGATGATCCACCACCACCAGGAGCATTTTAATGAGTTTTAAAAAAGACAAATACCAAATAATTAAAGGTGCTATATCAACAGAGTTAGCAGACTTTTGTTATCAATACTTTTTAAACAAAAGAGCAGTAGCAAGACATTTATTTGATGAAAAATATATATCACAGTTTACTGAATACTTTGGGGTATGGAATGATCAACAAATACCTGAAACTTATTCACACTATGGTGACATCGTAATGGACACTTTATTACAAAAAGTTAAACCTATTATGGAAAAAAAGTCAGGCGTAAAGCTAACTGAAACTTATTCGTATGCGAGAATCTATAAAAAAGGTGATGAATTAAAAAGACACAAAGATAGATACTCTTGCGAAATATCTACCACCATGCACTTAGGCGGTGATAATTGGTCAATTTTTTTAGAGCCATCAGGCGAAGAAGGCAAAGATGGTATAGAAGTTAAGTTAGAAGTAGGCGATATGTTAATGTATCGTGGTTGCGACTTAGAGCATTGGCGTGAGCAATTTACAGGTGAAAATTGTGGACAAGTGTTTTTACACTACAACAATGCGAGTGGTAAAGATGCTAAGAAAAATAGATATGATGGTAGACCTATGATTGGATTACCACCATATTTCAAATCATAATGTATGAAACTTATGATTGTAGTATTTTAAAGAAAATAAATAATAAACATTTCTTAAACCAACTTAATACTTTTATAAAAACCAATCCCTGTTGTAACGAATATCCAAATTGCCATCATGCAAAAATACAATCTGATAAAAATTTACACGAGCATTTTAAAGCAATAAATGATTCTATTGATAAAGCTGTATGTAAATATTTTGGCTATAAACCAAACATTGCACATAAAAACTCTTGGGTATTTTTAAATCAAGCAGACAAAGAAATAGATTCAGTAAGGCATAACCACACATATAATACAAACAAACTTGGTATATCAGCAGTAGCTTATTTAACTAAAACAAATTTTGGAACTGTTTTTGGTGATGATGATAAAATAAAACCCCAAGTAAACACTTGGAATATATTTGATTCAAGACTGTATCATCAAGCTGAAAAAGGAGTACCAAAAATAGATAGGTATGTATTAGCTTTTGATGTATCTATACATACATAAAGGTGTAAGAAACTTGCGCAAAAATGTATTTAAACTATAATGAGAGTAAAGATGCAGAACAAATCAGTCGTCTACAACATTAGGAGAACATAACTATGTTAGATTTAACTTTAAAAATAATCCAGTTGGCACCTTGGGTCGTATCAGGAGCTTCATTAATTTGTGCTATAACACCCACCCCAAAAGATGATCAAATGCTTGCAAAAGTGTATTGGTTAATAGATTGGTGTGCAATCAATATCGGCAAGGCAAAAGACAAATGAGCTGGTGGAAAAAAGTAGTTTATTTTTTCACACCGTTATCTTCTGAAGAGTTACCTAACCCTCTGAAAGAAAAAGAAGAGGTGGTAGAAACAGAACTCGTTAGAGCTAGAAATAAAAAAGGTCGGTATGTTGCTGATGATCCTAGTACACCAGATGTAAACGAAGCATACACCAAAATCAAAGTTACAAAAAAGAAACGAGGTAGACCTCGTAAAAAGAAATAACTATGAACGACGGACAAGGCAGATTTGGCGGAGATATGGATCGTAATGAAGTTGAGATGGATCTCAATAAATTTATGGCGATGATTCAAGAAATATCTGACCTTAAAGATAAAATTAGAGATCTCGAAGCTGATGAAAGAGTAAACCCACATCAAAAGTGGATTCATTTAGCTAAAGCAGTAGATTCTTGGCGTATCTTCCCTAGAGCTTTTTTAACTGTTTATATTGTTTTATTGTATAAATGTACTATTTGGTTTATGGAACTTCCTGAACCTAGTTTTGAACAATCAGGTCTTATATCCATTGTTGTTGGTGCGGGAGCAGCATGGTTTGGTTTATACGCAGGTACCACAGGAAGTAGTAAACAATTTAAAGGTGAAGATTCTTGAATAAAAAAGAAGAAGAAGAACAACACGATAAGATTCTTTCGTGGGCGGCAGTTTTCTTTCTAATAACAATAGTTATTGGTTTATCTGTTAATGCAAATGCACAATCGAGTCAACAATCAGGCACAGCTTGTGTAAATGGTTCTCAGTATTGTGAAAATAATAGTTTAGACACTACTAATACAACGACGACTACCAACACCAATACAAACACCAATACAAATACCAACACCAACACCAACACCAACACCAACACCAACACCAACGTTAATACTAATACAACGACGAGCACAGCAACGAATACGAATTCAAACACTAATGTCAACACCAACACGAACAATAATATCAACACATCGACAGCAACTTCGACTTCGAACAACACCAATACAAACAATAACGTTAATACTTCGACTTCTAATTCAACAGTAAATTCGACTGTTAATCAAAACGTTAATAACACAAATAATTCGACTTCAACATCGAACAACACTAATACCAACACTAACGTAAATCAATCAACTTCAGATTCAAACGTTACAACAGATAATCGAAACGTAAACGAAAATAATTCAAGATCTGATAACACCAATAGAAACATAAATGAATCAAACAGCACTCAAACGATTAATCAAAACGTAAAAAGTGAAGCACCACCTGCTTCTGCTATTGCACCGAGTATTATGTCATACTCACAAGATTTATGTACCACAGGAGTCTCTGGAGCGTTCCAGGGTCAAGTATTTGGTCTATCAGGTGGTAAAACTATTGTTGATGAAAACTGTGAAAGGTTAAAACTATCTAAGTATCTATACGATATGGGAATGAAAGTAGCCTCAGTTGCATTGCTTTGTCAAGACAAAAGAGTATTTAAGGCTATGTCAATGGCAGGTACACCTTGTCCGTATAACGGTAAAATTGGTAAAGAAGCCACTGTGGCTTGGGAAGAAAACCCACAAAAAAGACCTGATAAAGATGACGCTTTAGAAGATTATATTGCTCAATGTACACATGAAGCTAACCCCAACAGAGACAAGATTAATAAAGATGTTGTAGGTTTAGTTAAAAAAACTTATACACGGAAAACTAAAACAGCTAAACAATGCAAAAAAGAGTTTTATTCTACGCATTAGGGTGTTTAGTTAGTTTTAATGTATTAGGACAGTATACATACGAAGCTAATCAAGACCTTTATGATCTTAATGCTAATGCTAATAACTTCAACGGTGAATTAGCATACGAGGTATCTGATGATGGAATTAGTCCTGCGATTGA